AACACTTGAATTCTTTGACCACGAAATGCCTTTGTGTTTCTGTAAAAACACATACGCTTCTCCCGCTTCAAACGCTCTATCTTCAGACCATCCTAAACATAAACCTGTCGCTACAACACCTAGTAGTCTCCGTTTATCGGTGCTTGACCAGCGAGGATCTAATGGTCTCGCTGTAACACTATACAATCGACCATTTCTAAATCCAGCTGCCCACATTCTGTCTTTACTTCGTTAGCGTCGTTTAGACTAGAGTCTAAATTATTGAACACTATCAGAAGATGACAACTGTTGCGATTGCCCTTGTTGTTGCGATTGTTGTTGCAACTCTAACCTATCTTGCGATTCTCTACACCGGTGGCGGTCTATTATCTATGGATGGTATGTCCTCTATGGACGGTTTCACGGATACCTCTGGCCCGACCTTCACAATGTACTATATGAATGGCTGCCCGCATTGTGAGAAGATCAAGCCCGACTTCCAGAAGTTCGTGGCTGCAGGACAGACTGTAGTCAACGGAAAGGCTGTCAAGGTCCGTATGCTTGAGCAGGGTGAGGCGACCAGCGAAGTCAAGTCCCTCGGCATTCAGGGTTTCCCGAGTTTCTATCTTGCCACTGCTGACGGCGGCAATGTGGAATACACCGGTGAGCGCAATGTACCCGCCTATATGGATTTTATCAAGCAGAATGTCTCCTAGACAATCGTACATTTGGAGCAGTCTGAATCCATGTTTCAATCGTTTTTCGCCCTATAGAAAGCAGCATCAGCCGATCTTCCCGGCTTAATTCAAAATTCCACGACGGATAATGATCAATCGCGATTCGGCAAATCTTATGTGACCACTGCCGATACACTTCTTGATTTCTTCCTTGAATAAGGCACAGTAGTACCTTATTCATATAGACCAAGACATCTGCAAATCCTTCTGTCTTATCTACTGTTATATCGGAACCAAATCCTAGAGCCAGCATTGTTCGACGCTCATCCTCATTTAATAAAAATACTGGCAGATTTCCGTGAATTCCGCCATCTGTTAACAGATTTCCTGTGACCGGATCTGGCACAGGACAATAATAGAATGGCAGAGACATTGACGCTCGCAGAGCATCTACAATCCGTACAGTCGGTGTAGTCGCAAAGGAGAATTCACGAGGTTTTTCTGTTATTAGATCACCAGCCCAGCACCGAAAGCGAATGGGCGACCGAGTCTGTAGATCAGCGAAGGTTATTGATGGATCCACCTTGACGGCAACACGCAGAATTGACTCTAGGAATTTCACGAGATTTGTACCGTCATCTAGGCCGAAGGTTTCGGGGAAACCAATTAGACCTTCAGGCGTCAGATTCCGAATGACACCAAAATCGAGTTCAAGAATTAGTAGTTGAATTGTTTTAATAGGAATCTGGAGTGCCATCATAAACGCTAGGAAAGCACCGGCACTGACTCCGCAGTACTCTTTTACAGATCGCAGATGTCCTTTTTCTTCTAGGTGCTGTAATGCTCCTACAAGAGAAATTACTTTGACACCTCCGCCACTGAGCACAATGTGTCTCGGTGGGATCATTAGGAAAGTATAAGGAGTATATTTTTATATGGTGAAGAATAGATGCCTCCTAAGCCAGGTACAGGTTCAAGAGCAAAATCACCAAAAGGTCGTAGGCCTGCAGCAGCTGCTGCTGGGGAAGAAGAAAATAATGATAATTCACCTTCTGCTAGGCCACTTACAAAAGATGAAAAAACAAATGCAAGAACCTCTTTTGGAATATTGATGGGATGTATGAACCCACCAAGTGTATCAAGTTCATCAAGTTCATCGAGCTCGTCATCATCAAGTTCATCGAGCTCTTCTGCAGCATCACCACCAATCATTATTCGTAGAGAAAATTTTGATCATTTAGTGCGATGGAATCTAAAACAGCGATTTAGTAATTGGGATGTTTGTAAAGATTTATTCAAATCAAATGCAAATGTATACTCAAAACAAAATAGAAATGTTCAAGAAGTAATGAAATTATTATTCAATACTGGAGCTGATCCTTGCAGTGCGCTGGACTCAGGTTTATTATCTATTGAAAATGCTGTTAGGCAAGAAGTTAATGCAAACCAAAGTATTCTTAAGCTACCGATTAATTATTTAGCAAAACCTGAAGAATATGGTGATAAAAAACTGCAATTACCTCCTAGCAAAACAAAATATATGTGTGATTCAGGAAAAGGAAGAAATTCGGTAAATCCTGATATGACTGATTTAGGACCTGCTGCTAATTGGACTGATCCTTTTTCAAGAGATCGTGTTGATTTAAGAAATGGATCATATCCTCCAGTGAATACGTGTCTACATGTTGAGAATGCTGTTTGGGAACTTTTTATTAATGCTGGCATATTTACTGATGTGTATATTATTATAACAGAAGATGCTGCTTGTATTGTAGTATTTACTATTAAATATAAAGGAGTTGCTCGTTATGGTGTACATATTGATCAAGCGTACAAAGCGAGGCCATTATCTGATTTTGGAATATTAGATTATAATGATGCAAGTCATTTCTTTAATCCTGCAAGAGGTGGACTAAAGGGAAATCCAGCAAAAAATACACTATTTAATACTGAGGGATCAGCTGATACTATTGAATTAATTGCATTTACTCTTGTAAAAGAACTATTAGGTGATGCTTTTTTTTCAATTCTAGGATATGGAATTGAAAACCTAATTTTCCTAACATTAGACAATATGGCAGGAGCTTTTGCAAATATGACAGGTGTAGATAATTTACAGAAAATATGGTCTCCTAAACATTTTGAAGGCCAGGAATCATCAGAAGCTGTAGCCTACCTTCATAGCAATAATCCTATGGATGATGCAAGAAGAAATAAACTTCGAAGAGTAAAAGATATTATACATCATAATTTAAATATAAAGACAAAAATAATAGCTTGGACTAGACTTGAAAATAAATCTTTTGCAGAAAAGCGAGTAAATTCTAAAGTTCTAAATTTTTTTGGAAATGTTGTAGAGTATATTACTCGTATTAATGATTTATTACGCTATGCATATAATGTTGTTATTGATGAATCAAATGTAGGACAAGCAAAAGACTATGTTGCTGCACTTAAGGCTGCTGCTGCTGGTGCTGGTGCTGGTTCCAGTTCCAGTTCCAGTTCCAGTTCCAGTTCCAGTTCCAGTTCGAGTGCTGCTGGTGCTGGTGCTGGTGCTGGTGCTGGTGCTTTTGGTGGTGATTATACTGAAAAGCAAATATATGAAGCGTATGCAAGTAAATTTGTAGAAGCAGGAAGAATAACTACTATTCCAACACAATCATTGGAAGTCGTGTATGATTTAACAAACTTAAATACATCTGTAAAAAAATTTGATACAACCTATAATCGTTTTAAGGTAATTGATATTATTTTAGGAACTAGAGGAACTGACTTACAGCTTCGCGGATTAGGAAATCCATTTTTACTTATTCCGTTTTATATTCTACCGCTTGAACCACTACCTCCTAGCCCTCCTGTAGGTAGAGGAAAAATTGCTCATAATATAATAGGAGCAGTTCCTTTACAAGGAAAGAGAGAACGAAATGCAGTAGATACTTCTGAAGAAGAAATACGAAGCCTTGCAATAAATGAACCAGTTATAAGAGATATTCGAACTCATATTCAAAGACTAAATGCAAATGCAGATTTATCCAAAAATACCCGTAAAAGACGTAATGTTAGAGAAGCTGCAGCTGCTGCAGAGCGATCTAGAGCAGCTGCTGGTGCAGCTGCTGGTCCACCTAATAGAAGAGGATCTACTAGAAGAGGAGTTACAGCAAAGGCTGGCAATGTAGCAGCAGGCGCTGCATCTTCTTCATCCTCTTCATCTTCTTCTTCATCTTCTTCATCTTCTTCATCCGCAGCACCTGCTCCATCTATAGCTTTAAATTTTAGAAGGACTGGTGCTGTCCTAGCAGGTGATGCTGCTGCAGCAGGTGCTTCTGCAGAAGGTGCTGTCCTAGCAGGTGATGCTGCTGCTGAATATGTAATAGAAGAAGAAGAAGATGAAGGTGCTGCTGGAGAAAAAGATCCTAAGCGGACACAAAGGGGAGGAGGAGGTTTTGATCAAGAGTATGGACAGTATTATATATCAAATATTAATTATCAACAAGATGAAGATAATGCAAATCCTGTTGATCAAATTAGAAAATTAATAGATTCTGTTCCCTTAGCTGATAAAACAAAACAATATTTAAGTAAAAATACAATTACACAATATGATATTTATACTTTATTTGAACATATAGTTGATATATGTGGAATTATATCGTATAATACAAATGTTATTAGCGAATTTATTACAAAATTTAAGGTATTAGTTAAACGTAAAGATGCAGTTGAAATATATTTAAATTTGATTGCTCAATCATCTGGTCAAGTAGATGCAGCAGGTAATTTTGTTGCATTTACATTATTAGAAAAATCAGAATACACTCCAATCCAGTTTGATCCTTCTAGGATACCTGCACCATTAGGACCATTGGTCCGGTTAGCAGCTACATCAGGTGTGTTTCAACCTACAGGTGTTTCAGGCTCACCTCCAAGGGCACCACCAGGTCCTGCCAAAGGTCCTTTTCCATCTCCTTCTACTGTAGGAATTGGTAGTGTTAGTAGACCTCCTAGAAACTTGAGTGGAAGAGCACTATTTCCGATGGGTTCCCTGGCGGGTTCTCCTAATGGCTCTGGTTCAGGTTCTGGTTCTGGTTCCGAGGGTTCACAACCGACTGGATTTGGAGTACATTCTGCTCCTAAGGTTGCCTCAGCTGCTCCTAGACGTGCCTCAGCTGGTAAGGTTAATCCTGCTGCTCTTGCTGCTGCTGCTGCTGCTGCTGCTGCTGCTGCTGCTGCTGCTGCCCCAGCTGCTGCTAAACGTGCCCCAGCTGCTGCTAAACGTGCCCCAGCAGGTTATCTTTCTAATGGTTCACAACAACCAGCAGCTTCACAACCACAAGTATTTACATTATCGCAAGCAGGTTTAACAGAATTAGAAGAGGATAACGCCTAAACTAAAATCTGATCCAAAAGAGACAACGCAGAATGTTCCTTCATTGATGATCCCACAGATAAGTGGGTCTCACGTCCAATTGTCATCGCCGCCACCGTGAACGGAACTTCATCCGGTGTCGGCGCAAAATAATGGAAACTTTCAATTCCATCAAGCGTCTTATCAGACGCCAGCAACGACGAAAACACAACATCAATTCGCTCATTAAACCGATCGCGAATCCAGTACAAATCAGTTGTTGTTATTGCATAAACAAATAGCCAACTTAACATCTTGACTGCCTTTGATTTCATACAGAGCGCAGAAATGGCATTCTCGTCACTTACCGAAGTAAACGGCAAAATAATCGGAACAAAGACATTTTGCGGTAGATTCAACCCTCTATCCTTGGGATTTTGTACAATCGCAGGAATACAGTAGATAATTGTCTCTTTTCCACACGCTGATCGAAAGACAGGGTACGTCTTTTCAATCAAACTTACAGTAAAGGTTTTGCCTGGAGTTTTCGGTATATGGCCACTATGTGTCTTAATTGTCCGACTAACAGATCGCTGCTTTTTATCAGCAACTTCTCTATCTGATGGCCGGCAGAATAGCACAATCAGTGCGGCCAAATAGTACATAAAACAGCCGAATTCCTGTGTCCACGTTAATCCGCTAGTTTGGATTGCAGGATCTGGAAAGATATGACTTGGTGTTGCCGCATCTATCGTATTAATGCGCGGTAGAATACTTATTAAAGCAGTACCATCTCCAATTCCGTGATGCCCCATCATCCGAACGGCTTTTACTGCGGTATACGGTCCGATAATCTCAAGATAGCACGATGCCTTTGTCCAAGCTGTACAACCGAGTTGCATTGTAGTATCAGAAGGATCAGCAAAACGTACAGTTAATCTCGTATTATTCTGGTACTTTAGTACCGAAGGATTCTCTACTGCGCCAAAGAAAGATCGATAGGCTGCAAAACAATTATAGAATCTCGCAAGAGCTGCTGCTTCAGATTCAAATTCAATCGGCTGCCGAAATGTAATACAGCCAATGATATCGTGACTCGGCAGATTTGTCCAGAACTTGTCTAGAATCGCTTTCGGTACACCTTTTTCTATCAAATGCTGGTGATTGCCGCGAGCAACATAGAAGCACGTCTGCTCATAGACTGACTCGCCGTTTGTGATCAATGGAAAGTAAGAATCCGGTACTGAACTCTCAAATCGCTGGCCATCCGCAAATTGCGTGATGAACTTATTGACTTCTTGATGGAATCGTAGTGTAGTGTAGCCCCAGGGCGTAAAAGCAGACCAGCCTACGAAGCTGCGAAGCTTTCCAACAAACTCGGCTTCACTACAATCTACGATCTGAAGAGGCAATTTGGGTGCAAGCCGTTTTAGAGTCTGAAAAAGTTGTAGCATTGACAGATTCCATTTAGTATCGTCAGGGGCCGCACAGATTTGCTGAATCTGAAGAGTTTTCAGATCTGATGTCTGAAGTGTAGTAACCGTATCCACAATAGATCTCGCAACAACATCTACAGGAATTGTCGATAAGTACATCGTAGAGGGTAGCCGCACGTAGAGCAATCGGTTTCTTAAGATCAGAGAAACAATACCTAGATGTGCCATTGCGCCCGGTGTAGGGTGAGCATCTAACCAGCCGCACGGCGCACCGACACAGCTCAGACGCATTAGTGAAATATGGAGTCTATCCTGATAACCGGCAGCTACGAGCTCACCCAGATATTTCGTGTAGGTGTAGTCGGTTGTAAAGAGAGATTGAGGCAAGCCTTCTGGTAGCAATGTCGCCTTGCCAACAGTTGTCTTGGGGTGGACATAGCACGTTGAAATAAGAATGAGTTTGGAACAGGACCACTGAAGCGCAGCCTCACAGATATTCTTAACACCGAGCACGTTATCCGCATAGAGATTTGCATAGGTATCTAAAGTTTTTACATTTGCTGCACAGTGTACAATTAGATTTGGAGTGCCATCGGTAGACCATTGAATTCCAGCCAAGTGATCCAAATCACCTTCTTGAATCGTGACCTTTGCGAGTAAATCAGCAAATCCGTAAAAGAGCGAGTCGGAACAGATCTCAGAGTTCCAGCGATCGTGAACGGAATGGCCTTT